GGGGTGGCCGACAGCAAACACGATGGACACCGTGGATCGTCAGCAAGAGAGGCCGAGCCGTGCAGCGACCAATCGGGACTCGGGTTACATCAGCGAGGTTGTCCTCAGACTCAAAGAAAATCGGGAACCGGCAAGGCTAAAACCGGATGGAACGATCCTGACTGGCTCTACTGCCGGGATGGAAAGTGGCGGCCAGTTGAATCCGGCACATTCCCGCTGGCTCATGGGATACCCGCCCGAGTGGGACGCTTGCGCGCCTACGGAAACGCCATCGTCCCGCAAGTCGCGGCAGAAGTAATCAAGGAGGCCATGGGTGACCGATAAGCCATGCCGCTGGTGCCGCTGGTATGTCCCGGGCTGGTGCAGCCTAGCCGATGTGCCTACCGGGTCAGACGCGACGTGTGATGAATGGGAGCGCGAGCCAGGCGCCGACGACGACAAGGAGGACGGATGCACCACCTAGAGATCGAGGATCAAGAGCACCGTGAGGCCGCAATCAAGCGTCGCATAGATAAAGTGCGCGACGAGCGGGCCGGTGATGCTATGGCCGCGCTGCGGCGGCACGAGCTCACGGTTGGGCCGGCGGTGGACGAGAGGGCCGTTGACTGGTCGCAGGCGCCAGAGTGGGCTAATTACTGGGCGATGGACAATGACTGCGGCATTGGCATTGCGTTTTGGCACGCCGCGCGACCCCGCCTTAATTGTGACGATCGCGAGTGGCAATCCAGAGGGCGTGCCAAATGGGCACCTGGCTTTGGTTTTAGTCCTCAGAATTGGACGTCGTCACTTGTCGAGCGTGACGTCGAAAATCGAAGAAAGGCCGAGGCAGCCATCAAGGATCGCTTTACAACTGCCGACGCAGTTGAACACCCCGCGCACTACACCCAGGGCGGCATTGAGTGCATCGAAGTGCTCGAGCAGCTCGCCGCCGATGGGCATGACTTCCGCATTCTCAACGCCATCAAGTACCTCTGGCGCTACCGGCACAAGGGCGGCAATGAGTCGCTGCGTAAAGCCGTTTGGTACATAGATCGGGTTTTGAGTGACAGCGAAAAGGAGGCAGATCATGGCTGACGACATTGATCGCGCGACCGAGTTGGTTGAGCAGCTGACTGCTTCTGCGTTAAGCGCTATTGATCGAGATATTCCGAAAGGCTGCGCGGGCGAGTGCGACGAATGCGGCGAGTATTTTGAGCGCATTGTTGATGGCCATTGCGCACGCTGCCGGGAGGATCTTGGCCTTGGGTGAGGTAAGCCACACGGTACGCCCCGGTGATTCACTGAGCCGCCCTGTGAACTGGGTCATGGACATGATCGAGCGAGGAATCCAGGGCGGCGAGCTGGTCATCACCCTGAGCCGCCCGCGCCGCAGCACCGATCAAAACCGCAAGATGTGGGCGCTGCTCCGGGATGTCGCGAGTCAGCGCCAGCTGGTCATTAACGGCGCGATGGTATGGGCCGACGAGGAGGACTGGAAGGATGTTTTCACCGCGGCCTATCGCCAAGAAACCCGGATGGCGCAGGGCGTCGGTGGCGGTGTCGTCATGCTTGGAATGCGGACTTCGCGGATGCGTAAGCACGAATTGTCCGAGCTCATCGAGCTGATTTACGCCTACGGCTCCGAGTGGGGCGTGGAATGGTCAGACGAATCGCAGCAGGCAATGGAGGCGGCATGATCGCAAAAGACACCCCGGTTCGATCCAAAAAACTCCGCGATTCAGCCAACGGTCAGCCGTGCTGTCTGCGCATTCCGGGGCATTGCACGGGCGACCCGGAGACGACGGTGCTTTGCCATTTGCCACACGGTGGCCGTGGCACGGGTTTTAAGGCGAGCGACGATCACGCGGTTTTCGGGTGCTCAGGGTGCCATGCCGCATTGGATCAGCGGGCGCTCCCGATGGTCAGCCAGGCCGAGCTCTACGAGTGTATGGTCCGGGCGCTCGCCGAGACGCGATCACTACAACGCAGCGAGGGGTTGATTCGGTATGAATGACGAGTTCGTTGAGGACGCACTTTCCGCTGAACCCGAGTATCGCCTAGTGGTGTCGTGTCTACGCCAGGCTATTGAGGACGCGGTCAGGCAGCCGTCGCGCCGGGCCAGTGCGGAAAAAATGTCGCGGCTCGCCCGCGAGCGAATTGAGGCCATCGACTGGCTGATCAGTGACGATGTTGCACCGTGGAGTGCCCGCTGGTGTGCCGATCTTGCTGGGCTTGATCTGCAGGCAGTCCGTCAAAAGGTGCTGAACAACTCCCGCGCAGTTCATCAGCAGATGCGCTATCGGCGCAGTAAGGCGGCGGCGTAATGGGTGCCGCGCAGCGCCGAAAAGGGGCAAGCGCTGAGCGTGAACTTGCCAATCTTCTGGCTGATCGGTTGGGCGAGTCGGTCGTGCGCAACCTCGAGCAAACCCGCAGCGGTGGCCACGATCTGATTGGCGTTGATCCATTCGCTATTGAGGTCAAGCGCTGCGAGACGCTGTCTATCCCGGCCTGGTGGCGCCAGGCCTGCGCCCAGTGCGACGCCGGTCAGGTCCCGGTGCTTGCCTACCGACAGTCACGGCGCCCGTGGGCGATCGTGCTGCCGCTTCGGTATCTCGTCGGCGCTGGTTCAGAAAATGATCACCTTTGCCAGATTGATCTGGACGGATTCTGTTTGATTGAGAGGGAGGTGCTGAGTGCTGCATGACATCGACGTGAGGCTCTACGAGTGGGGCGATTATGTCCGGGAGCGGCAGGATTTTGGGCTGGGTTACCCGCGCCGCAATGTGATCCACAAAGCGATGCGCGAGGGCCCTGCTGCCGGTGTTTCGGGCGGCAGCTCGGATGCTCCGATGCCCGGTTCGGTTAGTGAGATCGAATCGGCACTACTCGGTGTCACCGGCCCGCTAAAAGAAACGGCCAAGCAGCGCTACGTCTCGCACGTCCCCGACAAGGTCGCCGCCCAGCGGATGAAGATCAGTGTGGCGCAGTATCGTCAGCGCATCGACCAGCTGCACTACTACATAGCGGGTGTTATGGGCGTAGAAGCCACATGATCTTGTGCTTATAGAAAGAAAGTGGTATCGTTCAGGTAAATTAGGAAAACTGTAACCCTGGCGAGCAATCGCCGGGGTTTTTTTATGGCCGCTCGCAAATACACGGACGACCAAATACTGGCCGCAGTTGAGCAGGCTGGCTCTCAGCGTGGTGCGGCAGCGCTGCTCGGCATGAGCGCCCGTGGCTGCGAGCGACGCATCAAAAATATCCGCGAAGGGCGCTCCCTCGACGCGCAGCGGCAGGCGCTTGTCGGCAACTTGTCCGAAGGGGAGGCCGTCGACGAGCAGGTCCGCGGCCGCTCGACGCTCTACGACGCCCAGACGGGCGAGGCCAAGCTGGAGTGGGTAAAGACCAGCCGCGATGACGATGCGGTCCGCTCGGCGCTGCAGGCTGTGTTCAACGGTTTTTCCGACGATATCCCGCGCACTCGGCTCAGGGTGCGACCAAAAGGCGTCGACCAAAACCTGATGGCCTGTTTTGTCATCACCGACTACCACCTAGGCTCACTGGCCTGGGGCGAGGAGACCGGGGACGACAACTGGGATCTAGCCAAAGCCGAAGATTTGCTGGTTCGGTGGTTTGAGGCGGCGATTGCTGCAGCGCCACCGGCCAAGCGCGTTGTGCTCGCGCAGCTCGGTGATGCGTGCCACTACGACAGCCTTGAGGCCGTCACGCCCGGCCACGGCCATGTCCTGGATTCCGACACTCGGCTGCAGCTGCTTGCCCGGACGGTGATTCGGGTGATGCGCCGTGTGATCGACATGCTCGCCCAGCGCTACGAGCAGGTGCACGTCATCTACGCTGAGGGCAATCACGATCTAGCGACAAGCGCTTATATGCGCGAATGGCTGGCAGCCCATTATGAGGCGGAGCAGCGCGTCACAGTCGACATCAGCCCCGATCCCTACTATGCGGTCGAGCACGGCGACGTGAGCCTGTTCTTCCATCACGGGCATCTGACCAAACCGGGCGAGCTTGATCGGGCCCTGGCAGGCAAGTTTCGGCCGCTGCTCGGGCGCACGACGCACAGCTATGCCCACGTTGGCCACCTGCATCATAAAACGGTGCAGGAGTCATCGCTGATGACCGTTGAGCAGCACCAGACGCTGGCCGCGGCCACGGCTTTTGAGTCACGTCACGGCTACAAATCAGGTCGCAGCGCCCAAGTCATTACCTATCACCGCGACCATGGCGAGGTGGGCCGAGTCCGCCTCACCCCCGAAATGGTCGCTGCGTAACGGAGTCAATCATGAACGCATTGCTGGCCGCCGCTTTGATTGCGTGCGCACAAGGGGATGCTCGTTGTGTCATCGCCGATGACGCCCCGATTGGCCGAGTCTACGTCTGCGGTTTGCCGGGCAACGGATCGGGCGAATCCGCGACGTTTGGATTTCGTGGGTTCGATCGCCATTACTCCGTCACGATTGCGCCGGATTGCCGGGATGCTTGAGACGATCGTTCTCGCCATCGCCGGGCTAGTGAATCTGGTTCTGGGCGGCATTGCGTTTCTGCTTTGGCAGGCGATCCAGTCCGTCAAGGAAACCATTTCAGCGGAGTCCGAGGCGAGACAGGCAGCCGAGCGGCGGCTCGCATCCGAGATCCAAAAAATTGAGCAGCAGGTTACGCGCAATGATCATCACGCGCACGAAACATACCTGCGCAAGGATGACTATCGCGAGGACGCCAGCGAAATGAAGGCGATGCTGCGACAGATCATCGGCAAGCTGGACGAAAAAGCGGACAAGCGATGAACACCGCCGAGCTCCGCAATCAGATCAAGCGGCATGAGGGCTGCGTGCTGCATGCCTACCAGGACCACCTCGGATTCTGGACCATTGGCTACGGCCGGCTCATTGATGAGCGCCGCGGCGGCGGAATCAGCCAGGCCGAGGCCGAGCAGCTGCTGAGCAATGACATTGCCCGTGTGATTGGCTCGCTCGAGCATAGCGCGCCGTCGCTGCACACCCTGCCGGAGGGTGTCCAGCACGCGCTGGTCAACATGGCGTACCAAATGGGCGTCGACGGTTTGATGCGCTTTTCTCGCATGTGGCAGGCGCTCGATCAGGGCGATTTTGAAAGCGCTGCCGATGAGGCGCTCGATTCGCGCTGGGCGGAGCAAACGCCGCGCCGGGCGAAAGAAGTCGCCGGGATGATCCGCAATGGCTAAAGCGGAGCGCGTTTTGATATTGGTCGCCGGCACTTTGCTCGCGATCCATGCAGCAGCGCTTGTGACGTGGGTCACCTGGCGCGTTTTCGGCCCCAACCCGCCGGTGATCCGTGCGGGCACCGCCTCGGCGCTTGCCGCGGTGTATGGCCTGCCTGCTGTCGCCTACGGGGTGATGCAGATCCGCAAGGCGCGTAATGATCAACGCAACTATTAACGCCATCGCTAAACGGCTTGGCACCAAAACGTTGATCGGCGTTGTCGTCGCGGCCGTTGTCGCGATTGGCTGGCTTGCCTGGCAGCTGCGCGATGCGCGCGATGACCTGCACGCCGCTGAGCAAGGGCTTGATCAGTCGATTGCAACCATCGCCGCCCAAAAGCAGGAAATGGCGGAATACGAGGCCGCCGTCAAAGCGCAGCGCAAGCGCGAGCAGGCGGCAAGGGCGCGGGCGGCCGAGGCCGAGCGCCGGCTGCAGGATCTGGAGGCATCCGATGACGAGATTCAGGACTGGAGCGATGCTCCTATTCCTCGCGGTGTTCGCGACTGGCTGCGCAAGCCCGAGGGTGGTGACCGAGCGCGTGACGGTGACGCCGCCGAGTAGCCTCTACCCCGACTGCGCGACACCGGAGCACACGATCAAGACCAACGGCGATCTCGCCCGCGGATACGCAGACCTCAAGCGCTCATTGCGGCTATGCCGTGATGGCGTCGAGGCGCTGCGCGAATGGAGCAATCAACAGTAAGGAGCAAACCATGAAGGGCAAGAAGAACGGCATGAAAAGTGGCATGAAGCAGTCTGGCACCAAGGCCTACAATGAGCACAGTGCTGACAAGCGCCGCTCGCAGGACCCGGCCAGCGTGATGAATCAGTCGTACGATCGTGCGACCAAGGGCGGCGAGTAATCTCGATTCCGTCTGAAATCCGGGCGTGGGTGGCTCATAGCCTGTCCACGCCCACCCAGCACTTTGGTGGGTTGCCCGCGTGTCCCTACGCCGAGGCGGCTTACCAGCGGGGTGAGGTGTCGGTCATTGTCACCGATCGGCTCTCCCGTGTCGCAAGCCTCAAGCGCAAGCTCCCGCCCCAGCCGGGGCAAACCTACGTTATCGCCTGGACCAGACCGTGGCGGCGCAGCGCGCAGGGGTTCGACGATTGGATTGAAGCGCAGAATGTCACCCCCAGCGGAGTTTGGCTCATGGGGTTCCACCCAGACGCTGAGGAAGCGGAGGGGATTCCGGATGTGCCGGTGGAGATAAAAAGTGACTACGCGCTCATCTTGATGCAGCCGCTCGCGATGGTGGTCGACGCGGCGCGATCCCTAGCAAAGCGAACCAATTATTACCGGGGCTACACCGATGCTGAATACGACGAGATCCTGCGGCGTGATGAGCACGCTCACGCTGCGTCGGATGGGTCGTCGGTGGCAGCTGGCGAAGCCGCTGGTCTATCGCAGTCGGGATAACTGGGTCTACGTGCCTGAGGGTTTTGGTACGGATCTCGATAGTGTGCCGCGTGTCCCGGGCGTGCATGCACTGGCGGCGCGCCGGGCAACCGCTTCGGCGGTGATCCACGACTGGCTCTATCACCGGGGCGCGGATCGCGCCTACGCCGACCGGGTGTTCCTCGAGGCCATGCAGAATGAAGGCGTCGACCCGGTGATGGCAAGATTGATCTACATAGCGGTCCGCCTATTCGGTGGGCTGCGCTACCGGAGGCTCCATGGCTGACATTCGCGATATCCGCGAGGAGCGCGGAGACTACATCGTCGCTGATGCGCTGGAAGATGTCGCACGCCGGATACGCCACGATGACGAGTTCAACCCCGACGCGGTTTTCCTTGGCTACATGGACGAGGGAGCGGTCGGCATTGCTGGCGACGGATCGACCCTGGCGCCGGTCGCGCTGATCGAGGTCGCCAAAGCGCAGCTGATGAAGGTAAGCCTTACCGAGGGATAGACAAATGAATGGCGCGGGCTAGGCCCTGGCAGTCATCCGATCGCTGCTGCAGTAGCGCGGCGATATACCGCCACTGCCCGGGCGGTATCGGCTTCTCGCCGCTGGTCCATTTGCGCACCGTGCGGTCATGCACGCCTAGATCCCGGGCCATGTAGGTCTGCCACATCGGCCCGTAGAGCGCCCGGCCGACGGCTTCCAGGCCGGCCGAGTCGCGGGTGAATGTCTCGGGGCTCATTCGGCCTCCACGATACGGGCGGCAAACTCCTGCTCGCGGTGCGGCTCGGCGCGGAGGGCTTCGGCCAGCTCGGCCGCTTCGTCGTACTCCAGCGTGATGACGCCGCCGGGGTGGATGACGTCAACGTAGAAGTCGCTGTGGATCGTGATCTGCATGGTCAGCTCCTGCTGGCCCGCCGGAGCGGGGCGGTGAATTGTTATGAGTTCGCCATACGGGCGGCGATCTTGTCGCCCTCCCATTGGGTCATCGCGATATTGAAGGCGAGCAGTACCGCAGAGCCGTTGGGCTCAATACCAAACTCGTCTATAGCGTGCTCCTTAGCGGCGCGGATCGCTGAGCGCTTGTTGGCAGAGACCTCGTAAGCGGCGAACGCTGCGTGGGCCATTTCTTCGATCTGGTCGTCGTTGAGGTAAGTCATTGTCTTGGCTCCTGCTGTCGTTATCGTTGGGGCCTACTCTACGGCCCCTGAGTATCCGGCGCAATGCCTATAAGAAGATTTTCGATTGAGACGATCAATCAAAAGCACAGGAACGATTGATATGAGTGGCAAGACACGCGCAAATGACGCAGTGGTGGGCGAGATCTGTCGCCGCATCGCGTCGGGCGAGTCGCTGCGCTCGATCTGCCGCGACGATCACCTGCCGGCGCTGTCCACGGTGACGATGTGGATTGTGGATGGGACGCAGCCGCATTTCAGCGATGCGTATTTCCGGGCGCGCGAGGCCGCGGGCTATATCCACGCTGATCGAATCCAGGAGATCGGCCAGGATCTGCAGCAGGAGACGATCAGCCCGCAGGTCGCCAAGGTGGCGCTGGACGCCTACAAGTGGACGGCGGAGCGCATGGCGCCCAAGGGTCACAGCCCGCGCACGATTCAGGACAACGTCTCCAGCGACGGGTCGATGAGCCCGCAACGCGAGATCAGCGACGAGGATCTGGACCGGCGGATCAAGGAGCTCACAGGTGACCAGTGATTGCCCGATCTGTCGGCGTGGCGAACTGGTATGGCAGGCTGAGACGGTGAGCCGCGTGCCGGTGCACTACCTGCGCTGTACTGACTGCGGGACGGTGATCAAGCCGGGCGGCTATGCCGCTCACGATTGACCAGAAGCGCGAGCTGGTGCAGCTGCTCGAGGAGCGAGCGCGGCGCAAGCGCTACCGGCTGATTGATGACCTGTTCCCGGACGACGGGCCCTATGCGCGGCATCTGTATCCGCGGCACGTCGAGTTTTTCCGGGCCGGCGCAATCCACCGAGAACGCCTTTTCATGGCGGCCAACCGGGCCGGCAAGAGTTTCGCTGGTGCCGCGGAAATGACCTACCACCTCACCGGGCGATACCCCGACTGGTGGGAGGGGCGGCGGTTTGACCAGCCGATCCGGGCGCTGGCCGCGGGCGATACCAGCCAGACCACCAGAGACATAATCCAGCACAAGCTCCTCGGCGGTCTCTACGACACGCCCGAGTTCGGCACCGGGCTGATCCCGCGTGACTACCTCGGCAAACCCACGGTCTCCCGCGGCATCGCCAATGCTTACGAGGAGATCCCGGTCGAGCACGCGGCTGGCGGAACCAGTCGGCTGGCGCTTCGCAGCTACGATCAGGGCCGGCGGATATTTCAGGGCGTTGAGCAGCATGTGGTGTGGCTCGACGAGGAGGTGCCCCGGGACGTCTACGAGGAGGCGCTCGTCAGGACGATGACGGTGCAGGGCATCGTGTTCATGACGTTCACCCCGCTGCAGGGCCTCACCCAGCTGGTGATGGACTTCTTGGAATCACGCGCAGCGCAGGAGCCGGTATGACAGACAACGAAGCGGAAACGCTTGCCATCCTATTAGAACTGGCGAGCCAGATTGCAGCGCTTGGCCTGGATCTTGACGTCGAGCCGCCGGAGCCGGACGAGGACCTCGAGGATATTGAGTCAGCCGCTGAGTACGCCGAGGGGCTGATTGATGCGGTCGAGCACATTCGCCACCAGGTGCTGGGTTAACAGCGCATGAGCGACCAGGAATACCTACCCGGCGAGCGCAGCGCGACCGCGAGCATTCGTCAGCAGCTGATCGAAACCCTGCAGGCGCGTGGCGTGACCGGCGGGACGATTCCCTTGTCGCTGGCGAGCCGCATTGATCGCAGCGCCTACCCGGGCAAGCGGCTGGATCTGGGCGGTATTGAACTTTGGGTGCGGACATGACCGAGCGATATCGCGTCACCGAAGTGCTCGACGAGTGGGAGTCTGACCCGGTGGCTCGGCGCAGGCAGGCCGCTATCGAGGCGCTCCGCGAGCGCTACGCCGGGGTTCCGGGTTGAGTCGATACGTCGTGCAAGCGGGGTGGCGGGACGTGCCGCACCTGACTGATCAGGATATCGAGGACATGAGTCGCTCGATCGCGCCCCATCAGCTCGAAGCGCGCATGAACGGCACGCCGACGCTGGGCTCGGGCGCGATATTCCCGGTGCCCGAGGATGACGTGCTGGTCGAGCCGTTCCAGATTCCGTCCTGGTATCCGCGACTCTACGGACTCGACGTCGGCTGGAATCGCACGGCCGCGGTGTGGGGTGCCTACGATCGCGAATCCGACACGATCTACCTCTACTCCGAGCACTACCGCGGCCAGGCCGAGGTGCCGATCCACGCCAAAGCCATCCGTATGCGGGGCGACTGGATTCCGGGGGTGATTGATACCGCCGCCCGGGGACGCAGCCAGGCGGACGGCAAGAGCCTTTGGGAGCTCTACGAGGACGAGGGGCTGATCCTCAACAAAGCGGACAAGGCGGTTGAGGCGGGGCTGATGGAAATGCTCGATCGACTCTCGACCGGCCGGCTCCGAGTGTTCTCGACGCTCCAGCATTGGCTGTCCGAGTATCGGATCTATCGGCGCGACGATAAGGGCCGGGTGGTCAAAGAGCACGATCACCTCATGGACGGCACCCGCTATCTCGTAATGGGCATTCACCACGCTGTGACCAAATCCACCAAGCCGGCGATCAAGCCGCAGCTGCCGGGCGACCCGACCGCGGGCTATTGAGGGAAATGATGGACTACACGACCGACGATCGCTCGCCCGAGGAGATAAAGCGCGAGGAAGATCTGCAGGTGCTGGGCTCAAAGCTCCACCGGCTCGCCCAGGATCAGGTTTCCGCGCGACAGATGATCGAAACGCGCTGGCTCGCTGACCTGCGTCAGTACCACGGCGAGTATACGCCGCAGGAATTGGACCGCATGGAGGGCCGCAGCTCGGTCTACGTCAACATCACCCGCAACAAAACCCGGGCGGCAATCTCGCGGCTCGCGGATATGCTCCTGCCCGCTGATGACCGTAACTACGGCATCAAGCCCACACCCATTCCCGAGACCTCGGCGCTGGTGCCGGACGAGGAAAAGCAGGCGGCCAAAGAGGGCGCGGACGAGGCGGCGCGGGCGATGGAGGAGCAAATCGCCGACGATTTCGAGGAGGCGCGGTACTACGCGCACACCCGCGACATTATCGAGGACGCCTGTATCTACGGCACGGGCGTTCTGAAAGGGCCGACGATCGTCAATCGCACCCGTCAGGCATGGAGCACCGATCCGCAGACGGGTCAGTCCGCGCTTGAGATCCAGCAGGAATACCGGCCCTCAGTGGAGCGGGTGGACCCGTGGGACTTCTTCCCGGATATGTCGGCTCAAAGCATGGACGAGGCCGAGTTCGTTTTCGAGCGCAAGTTGATCAATCGTAAGCAGCTGCGCGAACTCGCTGAGCTGCCGGGTGTAATGCTCGACCAGCTCCGTCAGGCGATGGAGGACGAGGACAGTCAGGGTCACATCGCCAACGATCGGCGCGACGAGCTGCGCGAGATCACCGGCGTCGACACGGTCTCCACGGCCAAGCGCTGGGAGCTGTGGGAGTACTGGGGGCCGCTCGATAAAGACGAGCTCCGAGTCGCGGGCGTCGAAGTCGATGACGACCCGCTGGTGGAGTACACCGGCTCGGTGCTCATGGTGGGCAACAAGGTGGTCAAGGCGAGGCTCAACCCGCTCGACTCAGGCGCGATCCCCTACTCGGTTTTCAACTGGGAGGCCGATGGCAGCTCGATCTTCGGCTTTGGCGTGCCCTATCTCATGCGCCAGCCGCAGAAGGTCACCAACGCCGCCTGGCGGATGATGATGGATAACGCGGCTGTCTCGGCAGGCCCGCAGATCATTGTCAACAAGCGGGCTGTCACGCCCGCTGACGGGGACTGGCAGATCAACCGCATGAAGGTCTGGCAGGCGACGGGTGACGTCCCGGTCGATCAGGCGTTCGGCGTCTACAACATCAACTCCAATCAGGGCGACCTGTCGGCCATTTTCCAGATGGCGCAGCAGCTCGCCGACACCGAGACCAATCTGCCGATCCTGCTCCAGGGCGAGGGCACAAGCGGGGGCCCGGGGGCGTCGACCGCAACGGGCATGCAGATGCTCATGAACAACTCCAACATCGTCCTGCGCTCGGCGGTGAAGAACTTCGACGATGGCGTCACGGTGCCAACGGTGCGCCGTTTCTATGACTTCCACATGGCCTACACCGATCGCCCCGAGATCAAGGGGGATTTCGACACGGTCGCCAAGGGCACGTCGGTGCTGATCGCCCGCGAGGAGCAGCAGGAAAAGCTCATGATGCTCGCCCAGCTCGCCGGCTCGAATCCCGAGTTCGCCCGCATGACCGACTGGCAGGCCATGTACAAAGAGATCCTGCGCACCATGTCGGTGAGCGCCGATAACGTCACGATCGACGACGAGGAGCTCGAGCAGCAGCAAGAGCAGCAAGGCCCCGACACCGAGACGCAGCTCAAAATGCAGGAGCTGCAGATCAAGCAGGCCGAACAGCAGCTCAAGCAGCAGCAGGCCGAGCTCGACGCCCAGAAGTCCGCGCAGGAAATGCAGCTCAAATCCCAGCAGCAGCAGTTCGAGCAGCAGCACAAAGCCGCTCAACTGCAGACCGAGCAGGAAAAGGCACGGCTTGAGATCGCGCTCAAGGAGGGCGTCACCCTAGCGGAGCTGGAGCAAAAGGCCGGGCTGGAATCGCAGAAGCTGGAGGCGGAAATGCAAAAGACCGCCGCCGAGCTGCAAGCCCAGCGTGAGCAGACCGCTGCCAAGATGCAGACCGAGCGCGACAAGGCCGCTGCCGAGCTCGCCGACAAGCAGGCCGAGCGGGCGGCGCGAGAGCGCAATCAGTCCATGGGGTTTGATAGCTACGGTTGATAGCCGTATCTAGCAATTTTGATAGACGGGAGCGTCATGCACCACATTGATCGCACTTCATCCACCTGGCAGGCCGTTCTGGAATGGGCGCAAAACAAGCGCGACGGCGAAGTGGAGCGCCTCATTGGCGGGGCGTACCCCGAGCAGGATGAACGTATCCGCGGCCGCATTCAGGCGATCGACGAACTGCTGGACCTTGCCAATGGCTGACTCCCCCTGCGTGAACGTCTGCCGCATCGAGGACGATGTCTGCGCGGGCTGCGGGCGGCGCATTGAGGAGATCGTCAACTGGCAGCACATGAGCGAGGACGAGCAACAACGGGTAGTCGATCGGCTGTTTGGCTGAATCGACTCCCTATCTACCGCAAAACCGCCCACTGAGGCGGTTTTTTTATGGCCGATCCAAGGAGATCCGCAATGACTGACGAGCCGCTCGACAATGAGCCGCAGTCCGAGGACGAATACGAGACTGCATTCGCTGAGTACGCCACCGGCGAGGTGAGCAACGACGCCCCGGAGGCTGATGACACAGCCGAGACACCGGAGGCCGAGCAGGAGCCAGCCGAGCAGCCGGGCGAGGAGGACCTTGCCAAGCGGCTGGCGGCGATTGAGGCCGAAAACCAGAAGCTCAAGCACTCCGAGGCCAGCCAGCGCGGCCGCCTTGGCGCGTACCAGCGACAGATCAATCAGCTGCAGGCCCAACTGCAGCAGACCCAGGCACCCGCGGGGCAATCCAACGTCAGCGACGACCAGAAGCGTCAGGAGGCGGCCGAAGCGGCTGGCTCCGAGGACTGGGAATCGCTGAAACAGGACTTCCCCGAGGTCGCAAAAGCGCTTGAAGCCAGACTGTCCGCCGAGGCCCAGCGTCTTGAGGCCGACAGGCAGCGACAGGCGCAACTCGAGCAGCGGCTGGAGCAGCTCCAGACCGCTGTGGAACCCATCCAGGAACAGGCCCAGAGCCAATACCTCAAGACTCAGGTGAGCGCGCTAGAAGCCCGCCATCCTGATTGGCAAGAGGTGGTCGCTGCGCCGGCGTTTACTGAATGGCTAAACCAGCAGCCGGAATCACTGCGTCGACTGACCGAATCCAATGACGCCGCGGAAGCCGCCGCGTTGATGGATCTCTACAAGTCGCAGGCAGGTGGCGAGGCTGCTGCCAGCAATCCAGATCGACGCCAGGAGCGTCTGGCCTCCGCTCAAAGCGTCCCCCGCCGAGGGGGTGCGCCGAAGGCAGGAGCGCCGGAGGACTTCGAGGCTGCATTCAATCACTACGCCAAAAAGAGGTAATACACCATGGCGACCACGACTTACGGCACTATCTCGCAGCGTACCGCTGCGTGGGCCGCAACCGAAATGCTCCAGCACGCGGAGCCCATCCTTGTTCTCTCCAAGTTTGGCCTGTCCAAGCCGCTGCCGAAGAATAAGGCCGATACCGTCAAGTTCCGGCGTCCGGTCCCGTTCGGCGGGCTGAGCACGGCGCTCACCGAGGGTACGACCCCGACCGCCCAGCAGATGCAGTACGAGGACGTTCAGGTCCAGCTGGATCAGTGGGGTGCTTTCGTCGAGATCACCGATGTGGTCAACGACCTGGCCGAGGACCCGGTGCTCTCGGACGCCTCGATGCTGTGCGGCGAGCAGGCCGCCGAGACGGTCGAGATCCAGACCTGGGGCGCGCTCCGGGCCGGAACCTCGGTGTTCTATGCCAACGGCACCAGCCGTTCGGACGTGAACACGCCGATCAGCCTCGACAAGCAGCGGGCCATCACCCGGTCGATCAAGGCGAACCGCGGCAAGAAGGTGACCAACATGGTTGCCGCCTCGCCCAACTACGAGACGGTCCCCGTGGCGCCGGCGTTCATTGCGTTCGCCCACACCGATCTCGAGTCGGACATCCGCGATCTTCCGGGCTTCACGCCCACCGAGCAGTACGGCTCGATGGACGCGCTGCCGCATGAGATCGGCAAGGTGGAGGACGTGCGCTATGTCCTCTCCCCGGTGCTCGACAACTACGAGGGCGCGGGCTCCTCGACCACCAACGGCATGGTCAACGACGGCAGCAACGTCGACGTCTACCCGGTCGTTTATGTGGCCAAGGACGCCTACGGGCTGATCCCGCTCAAGGGGGCCAACGCCATCACGCCGAAGGTGCTCAATCCTGACACCCCGCGCGGCGGCGACCCGCTTGGGCAGAAGGGCTCGGTCGGCTGGAAAACCTACTTCGTGGCCAAGATTCTCAACGAATCCTGGACCCATCGACTGGAGGTCGCGGCCAGCGATCTCTCGTAAGTAGGCCGGCAACGGCGCTGCCCCAAGCGGGTGGCGCCGTTCTGATTGGAGTGCCTGATGGCTAAAAACGGTTTGTATACCAACATTCACCAGAAGCGCGAGCGGATCAAAAACGGCTCCAATGAGCGCATGGCTCGCAAGGGTGAAGCAGGGCGGCCAACGGACAAAGCGTTCAAACGATCGGCCAAGACCGCCAAGAAAAAATAGGCTCCGGCCTATCCCAATATCCCCCGGCCCCGCCTTTGAGCGGGGCTTTTCATTTCCGACATGGAGAAACAGCAATGTCCGAAATCAACGTCAGCGAGATGAGCCGCGAGGATCTGGAGACGACCGCCGCTGATCTCGGCATCGAGTTCCGCTCAAACATCACCGACGCCAAGCTCGCCGAGCGCATTCGCACGCACCTGGGCGAGCCAACGCCGGAGATCACCGAGGGCCCGGATCTGACCACGAAGGGCGAGATCAAGTACGAGATCAGCATCGCTCAGGACAGTCAGGACAAGCAGCCCGTCCCGGTATCGGTCAATGGCTACAACTATGTCATCAAGCGCGGGCAGAAGGTCACCGTCCCGGCTGCCGTGGTTGAGGTGCTTGATCACGCGGTGCAGTACGTCTACGACCCGAGCAACATGGAGCGCCAGGAGGTTCATGCCTACCCGTTCCAGATCCATCGTGAGGTTCGGGCGTGACATTCCTCGAGCTCTGCCAATCGCTCCGGCGCCAGGTCGGCGCCGCGGGCACGGGCCCGGCCAACGTCGAAGGCCAGACCGGCGAGTCGGCGCGGCTGGTGGAGTGGGTGCGCGGCGAGTGGTTGCGCATCCAGCAGCGTCATGAGCGCTGGCGGTTTGCCTGGGCCACGGGCGAGGTGGATCTATCGCCCGAGTTCCGCGAGTTTGCGCTGCCTCAAGATCTGTCCGTTATCGACGATCAGACGTTGCGCATTGGTAAGACCATTGTCTCCCTTTTGCCGTGGGAGCGGTTTCGGTCCGACTATCGGGACTCAACCAATGTGCGCGAGCCCCGCATCGCATCCATCGCACCGGATGGCTTGCTCTACCTGGAGTCCGAGCCGCCTGTCGGCGCTCGGCTCACGTTCGAGTATTGGCGCACGCCTCAGACCCTTGCGAGCAACAGCGACGTGCCGCGCTGCCCGGCGGTCTATCACGACGCGATTGTCTACGCTGCGATGATCCAGTACGGGCTTTATGAGAACGCCCCCGAGGTGGTGCAGCAGGGCCGAAACAACTTCGCCGGCGTCTATCAGGAAATGGTCAATCGCGAGCTCCCCAACGTCACCGTGCAGGGGCCGCTCGCATGACCAGTACCGCCTACATCCCATTTGGTGGTGGCATTGATCTGACCACGCCGGTTCGGCAGGTCGAGCCCGGTCGGTGCCTGTTCGCCGTCAATTACGAGTGCCCAGTGACAGGCGGCTACCGGCGCATTGAAGGCTACGAGCAGATCGGAGAAACCCTGCCAGGCCAAGGCCCGGTGCTCGGGGTGTTCACGTTCTTTGACGACTTCTATGCGATCCGCGAGGACAGTTCGGGCGGAGCGGCCACCCTCTATCGGTGGGATGGCTCAAGCTGGGCCGTTGTCACCGACACCAGCGGCGTATTGGCCGCAGGGCGGCATGAGACGGTCGAGGGCAACTTCCTCGCGACCAGCAGCGGGCGGGCAGTCTATGGCGTCGGCGGCGGCAAGCCGTTTGAGATCAAGGCCGACGGTAGTTTCCGGGTGCTGGATCAGGCGCCTTCGGGGGCAAAATACATCGGCATCCATGCCAATCACCTGATGCTCGGATTTGAGGCCGGCTCCTTGCAGTACTCCGGCGTGGGTGACCCCAACGAATGGGATGCGGCAACAGGCGGTGCTGGCGAGATCGGCGTCTCGCAACAGATCACTGGCCTAGCGTCCGGGCGCGGCGGCGCTTTCCACATTGCCTGCCGCGATTCAATCAAAGGGCTGTTTGGCAACGTCCCGCAAAACTGGGAGCTGCGCATCACGGTGCCTAATTCAGGCGCCAAGGCCTACTCGATGCAGTCGTTCACCGAGCCGTATTTTGTCGCCGAGCGCGGCATCACAGGGCTCAAGGCCTCTAACGACTTCGGCGACTTCTCGCCGACCTTACCGGGCAGCCCCATCCAGCCGATCTTCTCGGATGACGGCTATTCCGAGCGCGTGGTCGCGTCATGTGTTTCAAAACGCCTGGCGCAGTACCGGGTGCTTTTCAACGATCGCACGGGTGTCTACTGGTCGCCCTCGGGGGCAACGACGGTCGAGTTCCCCGACCAGATGGTGGTGATGCACACCGGCGAGCTTGAGAGCGGCGCCGAGTCCATCCTATCCGGCGACGATCAGGGCAACGTCTATCGGTTTGACGCAGATGCGCTGTCGTTCAACGGCGAGCCGATCACTGCCTTTCTGGCGCTCGCCTATACCGATCTGAACGCCCCGGGCGCTAAAAAGCGCTATCGCCGGGCGTTTTTCGACATTGATTCAGGCACCGAAGATCGGATTGCTGTCCGCCCCGAGCTCGATTATGGCGGTGTCGAATCCTCAAGGCAGCTGCGCTTTTTTCTGGACTACCGGCGTTCGGGCGGTTTGTGGAACGCCGACAACTGGAACGAGATTGCCTGGTCGGCGCCCGTTCTTCGTACCGAGCCTGTCGATGTTGCCGGCTCCGGCGAGTCGATTGGGTTCTCGGTCTACTCCTCGGGCCAAACCCGGCCGCATGTGATTTACGGCTACACCCTGCACCACGAACCAAGGAGGCGCTTGCGTGGCTAACTACTATGACAACTCTGACGAGGGTCAGCGCTTCCAGCCCGGCACGACGGTGCGCGCTGACGAGGTAGATGGCAAGTTCGATGAGGTCGCGTCCGGGTTTTCGGATGTTGCCACCGATGCCGCGCGATCGCTCAAGCTGGCGGCGGATGGCTCCGATCATGAGGTCGCCGCGACCGCAACGGAGCGCCGGAACAAGGTCGTCGGCTTTGACAATACCGGCGCAATGGCATTGCTCGCTGGGTTTACCTGGCGAGGTGACTACGCATCGGGGGTCGAGTACTACGTCAATGACGTGTTCCGCGATCCGGCCACCAAAAACCTGTACGTCGTCGAGCTTCGCCATGTCTCGGGTGCGAGCATTGACTCGGGCAAAACGGATCTGGCGATCAACGTCAGCGACGTCGAGGCCGCCAAAGCCGCCGCCAAGGCGAGCGAGGACGAGGCCGAGGCATGGGCAGTTCGCACCAGCGGTCAGGTCGACTCCAGCGACTACTCGGCGAAGGCCTACGCCATCGGCGGCAGCGGCGTTGATGGGTCGATTGGCTCCGCCAGAGACTGGGCGATTAAGACCGATGGAACGGTCGATGGCACGCATTTCTCGGCCAAGTATTGGGCGACCGACCCCAATGTCACCACCCTTTCCACAAACATTGCGGATATCGGCACCGTTGCCACAGATATTGCCGACGTCTCCACCGTCTCGGGCGAGATTGGCGCGGGCAAAGATGTCACGATCATCGCCGCAGATCTGGCTGGCTCGAACACGATCGGCACCGTTGCCGGCGGTATTGCCGATATTGGCACCGTCGCCACGGATATTGACAAGATCAACGTCGTCGCAGCGGATAGCGACTACATTGTCAGCGTGGCTGGGATTGGGGCGGATGTTACCGCAGTGGCGAACATTGGCTCCGCGGTCACGGGCGTGAACTCCATTGCTCCGGCTGTCCAGGCAGTCGACGCCAACTCGGGTGCTGTCAGCACCGCCGCCAGCATTAGCACCGATATCACGGCGGTGGCGGGCATTGAGACAGAGATCAATAACGTCTCCATCAATGCCTCGGTGGTCGATACCGTTGGCAGCGATCTGGCGGGTGGGTCGTTCAGTTACGATCTGGGCTCAATCACCCAGCCCGCGCAGGCGCAGACCAATGTACCCGATGGCTACATTATCTCGGTCTACAACATTCGTGGCGATGTGCAGACGGTTGCGGGCATCGGGTCAGCCATCACCGACGTCGCAGCCGTTGATTCCGATGTTCAGACGATTGCCGGAATCGACTCGGATGTAACGATGGTGGCCTCGCGGTCCACCGAAGTCTCCACGGTCGCAGGCTACGTCGGGCCCGGTCAGGACATTACCGTGGTCGCCGCCGACATTGGCAACGTCAACACTGTCGCGGGCATCCATCCTGATGTGACAACGGTCGCGGGCATTCAGCCTGACGTGACCACGGTCGCGGGCATTTCATCAGACGTGACAACGCTCAACGCCAATGAGGCGAACGTCAACACCGTCGCCGGCAGCATTACTGATGTGCAAGCAGTCGCTGCTGTTGATTCAGACGTCAGCTCGGTGAACGACAATCTCACCAAAATCCAGACTGTCTCAAGCGATCTAGCGGGCGCGGCATTTGGCCCAGATCTCGGCAGTATCACCGAGCCATCAACCGCCCCTGACGGGGTTCCGGATGGCTATCTCACAACGGTCTACAACATTCGCACCGATGTGCAGACGGTAGCCAATATCAATGCCGATGTGAGCGCCGTTGCGCTTATTGACGGCGATGTGAGCACGGTCTCGGGGGTGAGCTCGGATGTAACCGCTGCGGCGGGGAATGCCACCGATATCAGCACCGTGGCGGCAGACATTACGAGCGTGAACACGGTGGCAAGCAACGCCACTGATGTGCAGAACGTGAGCGCAAATATCGCCGATGTGGGCGTGGTCGCCGACAATCTTGGCGATGTGACCAACTTTGCCGATGTCTATATCGGCGCGAGCAGCAACGCACCCAGTACGCGCAAAGACGGCTCGGCGCTCCAGGCGGGCGATCTGTACTTCAACACAAGCGCTGATGCGCTCTACGTCTACTCCGGCAGCGCCTGGCAAGTGGCGACTGCAAGCGCCGATCAGGTCAGCTATGACAACGCCTCATCCGGACTGACCGCTGCCGATGTTCAGGCCGCGATCGACGAGCTTGAATCGCTCAAGGCGCAGCTAAGCGGTGGCAACAGCTTTACTGGCAATCAGCAAATCACGGGCAACCTCACGGTTGAGGGAACGCTCGACTGCGGAACACTGGCTTAAAAAGAGGGCAATAGCATGGCAACAGAATTGCAATTTCGTCGCGGCACCAGCGGCGATCATTCGAGTTTTATCGGCGCGCAAAGCGAAGTCACCCACGACACTGATCGCAACGCCCTGGTCGTCCACGACGGATCAACGCCCGGCGGCCATCCGGTTGCGCGCTTTGACGAGAGCATTGAGGGCCGCAAAGCGCAGATCGCCCAAGGCTTTATCCAGCGCGAGGGCACGCGCGGCGATCTTGATATTGATCTTGCCGTTGCCATTGAGCTCAACCTGCTCGGGTTCCCCGTCGCCGGCGGCTATTATGCCGGATTGATCGACACCATCGCGGGCACCATCGACTCGCAGGAT